CGGATGCTTCTACGGAACGTTAGATGAATTTCGGAAGAAAGTTAAAGAAACACATGGAGATAGCAAATATGCTACAGAATATTTGATGATAGCAGATTTAATGGAGTTGCATTTCAAGGAGGATTAATGGAATTAGAAGCAAGAGAAGTAGGAGAAATCAAAGAAAAAGAGCCTGAATGTACCCCAATACGTTCAAGCTCAAAACAAAATTTAAAAATGTCAATTAAATTATATCAGACAACAGCGCGAAATTACAAGTGCTTTTGTAAATTCAAAAACGTAATTATCGGATTATTGCTTGCGATTATATCAAAAATGGCAGGACTGGAAGTGGAAAGTGATTGGCTATCGGTAGCCATATGGATAGTCGGAATTACTTCATTAATTACATATGTGTTAAATGCGATTGACAAAGGAATTAATTATGTTTTAGGAGGAGAATATGACTAATCAGGAATATAGGAAAGCTGAAGGGGTATCAAGGTCGGATTTATTCAAGATGTCAAAAAGTCCGCAGCATTTTAAGTATGAAATGGAAAATCCATCAGAACAGAGCAAGGCATTATTGTTTGGGATTGCTCTTCATTCATATATCTTAGAGCCGGAATTGTTTGATAAGGAATATGCAGTAATTCCCGCTTGTGATAGACGAACAAAAGAAGGAAAGGAAATATACAGACAGTTCCTTTTTGATAACGAAGGAAAATTTCTTATATCGCAAGAAGATATGGATGTTATTAAGCAGATGTCGGAATCCGTTAGAAGCATTCCAATAGCGAATAAGCTACTTGAAGGAAAACACGAACAGTCTTTCTTCTGGACGGATGAAATGACAAAGGAAAAGTGCAAGTGCAGACCCGACATTCTGACGGAAATCGGTGGAACGACAATCATTGCCGATTTAAAAACGTGTGAAAGCGCTCAGACAGATACATTTATGAAAGATGCGGTCAAATATGGCTATGATATGCAGTCATATATGTACACGGAAGGAGTTAAGAAGAACACCGGAAAAGAATGTTGTTTCGTTTTCATTGCAATAGAAAAAAAGCCACCTTATGCGGTTAACATCCTGCAAGCAGATAAATACATGATGTTGAGAGGAGAAGATTTGTTCCGGGAATATCTTGGAATGTATCACTATTGCAAAGAAAACAACAACTGGTATGGCTACAACGGAATAAACGGAGACATTAACAATCTGTCTCTTCCGGCATGGCTAATGAAAGATTATGAGAAATAGGAGAAAAGAATGAATATAACAAAAATCAGAATAAAGAATCTGTTCGGTATAAAGGAATATCAGGCAGACGGAAAGTCGATTGAACTTGGAGGAAAGAACGGAGTTGGAAAAAGCTCTGTCATTGATGCCATCAAATACGCATTAACAAATAAATCTGATAGAGATTACATAGTTAAAGCAGGCGAGACCGAGGGCGAAATTATCATCGAAACAGATACCGGCTTAAGCATTGACAGAAAATGTCGAACAAATCAAGCTGACTACAAATCAATTAAGCAGTCAGGGGTTAGCGTTAATAGTCCGGAGACACTGTTGAGGGAGCTGTTTACGAATTTACAGCTTAATCCGGTTGAATTTCTACAAATGTCAAAGCAGCAACAGAACTCCATCATCTTAGATATGATTGATTTTAAGTGGGATTTGAATACTATCAAGGGTTGGTTCGGAGAAATCCCATCATGGGTTAATTACGAACAAAACATATTGAAAGTGCTGTCAGACATTCAGAGCGAAAAGGGAGAATACTTCAAGGCAAGGCAGGATATTAACAGAGATATTCGTAACAAGAAAGCATTTATTGAGGATATTTCAAAAACTATTCCGGCAGAATATGACGTTGAACGTTGGGAGAAGGCTAATTTAGGAGAGGCTTACAAGACTATTGAAGCTATTAAAAATAAGAATAATCAGATTTCCAAAGCGAAGCTCATCATCCAAAATCAGAGCAACACAATCAGAGGAATAGACGCAGAAAAAGAAATAGCTGTATCAGCACTGGAAAAAGAAATGAGTGAGGAAGAAAAGAGGATTAATGATACAGTTGTGGATTTAAAACATCAGATTGAGTTATTGGAAGAACAGAGGAAAAATCTTGCTGCAAAGAAAGAGCAGAAGCTGAAAGTAATTGAAGCCGAACATGGCGAGAAGATTGCTCAATTTGAAGCAAATCTTAAAGCATATGAGGAATATGCCAATGCTGAAGTGACAGATACATCCGAAATGGAGCAAAAGGTATCAAATGCAGAAGAGATGAAGTCTCATATCAACGAATACAGACGAATGGAAAGGCTTGAAAGCGAAGTTGAGGAATTAAAGACACGTTCAGATGTTCTGACATCAAAGATTGAAAAGGCTAGAAATCTTCCGGGCAAGATATTAGAGGAATGTTCAATACCTATTGAGGGGCTTACAGTTGTTGACGGAATACCATTAATTAACGGACTTCCGGTAAGCAATTTATCAGATGGCGAAAAACTCAACTTATGCGTTGATGTAGCAATTCAGAATCCAAACGGCTTACATATCATTCTTATTGACGGAATTGAAAGATTGGCATCCGATATGAGAGACAGGCTTTATCGGAAATGTAAGGAAAAAGGCTTACAGTTTATCGCAACGAGAACAACAGATGATGAAGATTTAACAGTAGTGGAATTATAAAGGAGGAAAATTATGAGCGAAAAGAAAGAAGTTGTGGTGCAGGCTGGAAACAGTCTGCCTACTGAAAACATCAATCAGGGAACAGTTGCTATCGAAAGCAGTAGAGCAGTAGCGGAAGCACAAGGAAAGTTGTTGATTGCAAAAAAATTCCCACGAAACGAAACAGAAGCCTTTGCGAAGGCAATTCAAAGTTGTCAAAGACCGGGATTAGCTTCTAAGGCATTCTATTCTTATCCTAGAGGCAAAGAGACTGTGACCGGGGTGACTATCAGATTTGCGGAAGAATTGGCAAGGTGCTATGGAAATTTAGACTACGGAATTAAGGAGCTTTCAAATAGTAACGGTCAGTCAGAGATGCAGGCTTATTGTTGGGATTTAGAAACAAACACAATGTCTTTGCAGAATTTTACAAATAAGCATATTCGTGAAAGCAAATACGGAAACACGGAGTTGAAAAGTCAGCGAGATATATACGAATTGAATGCCAATATGGGAGCAAGAAGATTAAGAAGTCGTATTCTTGCAATTCTTCCACCAGATTTGGTTGAAGAATGTATTCAGGAATGCAGAAAAACCCTTGCCGGTGACAACTCAACCCCAATCATTGACAGAATAAACAAGATGGTAGTTGCTTTTCAGAAAATCGGTGTGTCAAAGGAGCAGTTAGAAAAAAGACTTAACCATACAGTTGAATCGGTAACAGAGGAAGAATTGGTTGAATTGACCGGAATTTATAACGGAATAAGAACCAAGGAAACAAAGGTATCTGAATGGTTCGAACAGCCAAAGACAGCTAATAAGTTGACGGAAGTTATTAATGCTGAAATTGAGGAGGAAGAAAAGGATGAATAAAGTGACATTAATCGGAAGATTGACGAGGGACCCGGACATCAGATACACAGCAGACAACACAGCTATTGCAAGATATACATTGGCAGTTAATAGAAAAATTAAATCAGAAGGTCAGCCGGATGCGGATTTCATTAATTGTTTTTGTTTTGGAAAATCGGCAGAATTTGTTGAGAAATATCTGCATAAAGGAATGAAAATGGCAGTAAACGGAGAATGGAGAAGCGGAAGCTACGAAAACAAAGACGGCAATAGGGTATATACGAATGAATGCCTTGTCTTTGAGCATGAATTTGTTGAGAGCAAATCAGACAGCAGTTCTGAAAACACAAATACTGCTGCAACTCCACCAACTCCAACGTCGAATGACGGATTTATGAACATTCCTGACAATGTGGATGATAGCGGATTGCCGTTTAATTTTTGATGATACAAATTGATACAAGGGAGAAGCCACAGGCTATTGCAGGAATTAAAGCATTTTTTGATAAGCACAATATTGAATACATAGACAAGAAGATGGATATTGCTGACTATTGCGTTATCGGGAATGAAAATCTTGTTATTGACAGAAAAAGAAATCTGCAAGAGGTGGCACAGAATTTGTGCAGCAATGACCGGGGCAGATTTTGGCGAGAAGTTAGACTTGCTTATCGGAATCATGTCAGGATGATTGTTCTTGTAGAACAGAGCGGAATTAACGATGTGAGGGATGTCAAGAATTGGCAATCTAAATATCAGAGATTGAGCGGAGCAAGATTACAGGAAGAAATGTATAGGATAGCATTAGCCTATGGTGTTGAATGGCAGTTTTGCCACAAGAATAGCACCGGGAAAAGGATTTGTGAGCTTTTAGGAGTGACTTATGAATAGTGAAGACATCAAAGCAACTCATTCGATGCAGGATGTGTTGAATAGATACGGATTAACTCCAAATCGTGCTAAATTCATTCAATGTCCGTTCCATCAAGGAGACAGAGAGCCATCAATGAAGATTTATAAGGATTCGTTTCACTGCTTCGGCTGTGGAGCGAATGGTGACATTTTTGATTTTGTCGCAAGAATGGAAAACACCGACTTCAAAGGAGCTTACAGGCTTCTTGGTGGAACATATGACAGAGACAAGGGCAGAAGTCAGATAAAGGCTAGCACGTTAAGGAAAATCCAGCAAAGTAAAAAAGCAAAACAAAGAAAAATCCAAAAGGAAAAGGCAGAAGTTCTCCGGGCAAAAAAATTGGCAATGATGATAATTGCTTTAAGGATTTTATTGGAAAAATCAGAGCCTTTGTCAGACGATTGGGTTTTTTACTTCAATAAATTAGAATACTGTCTTTATTTAGATGAGGCAATGGAAGGTGGTGAGACACGTGGTGGTTGGAATATCACAGCAAGAGATAGAATCCTTGAATGATATAGATATTGACAAGTTAGAATTAGACGATTTAAAAAGTGATATTCTTATTGATTTGTATTGCGATTCTAACAAAGGTGAAAAAATGGCATTTCTGATTGATTTAAAATCCCAGAGCAAAAGGATTGGAGTTTCTAAACAAGACATTGACGGCTTATTCAAAGGCTATGAGATTGACTATCGGGAAGCATTAAGAGAGCAATCGAACGAATACAAGAAGAAATCAAAGGAAATTAATTTCCGTGATTTGGAATACAGCGAAGAATATATTGATTATTCCGGGAATTACTATTCCGGCAGTTGGAACGTGAATGGATCAGGTCAAATAGTTAAGCCGATTACAAATCCAAATTCATTTGAAACAGAACTTGTGGCTTGTTCACATCCAATTCTTCCAGTAAGGCTTTACAACAATATTCAGACAGGGAAAGAGAAAGTTAAATTGCTTTTCAGGAAAGGAAATTCTACATGGAAAGATGTTGTGGTTGATAAAAGTGTCATTGCTTCAACTAATAAGATTACATCATTAGCAGATTACGGAATTGAAGTAAATTCCATTAATGCGAAAAATTTAATAATGTACCTTGCCGATATGATTAGTTACAACATCACCGGAAAAGGAGCAATGATTGAGACAAGAGTTTCAACGGAAAAATTGGGATGGATTAATGGGAGTTTTTTACCGTATGATTCAAGCAATATCGAATTAGACAATCAGCAGCAGTTCATCAGATGTTTAACCGCTATTAATCCGGTTGGAAATAGAGACATTTGGTTTAATCTTGTAAGAAAAATCAGAAATTCAGGCAGAAAAGAAGCCTTGTTCTGTATTGTCTGTTCATTGGCATCCGTATTAATTAATCACTTTAATGCCTTGCCATTTATCTTCAATTTATACGGAGAATCCGGAAAAGGGAAGACTGTAGCATTAATGTTAGCAGCTTCCGTCTGGGCGAATCCGGATGGGAACAACTACATAGTTGATGCGAAAAGCACGCAGACAGGACTTGAATTAACGTTGGGATTTCTTAATCATCTGCCCTTACTGGTGGATGACTTGGCGCAGCTAAAGAACAAATATGACGATAATTTAAGTGAAATGATATATGCCTTGTGTGCAGGTTCTAGCAAGGTCAGAGCACAAAAGAACATGGAGTTGAGAACACCTTCAACATGGTCGAATGTAATCGTGACTAACAGTGAGCATCCAATGACATCGGAATCAATGTCAGGTGGAGCAATAAACAGAGTTATTGATGTTGAAATCGGAGACGGATACATATTTGAAGATGGAAACGCAGTAGTTGAAACAATCAAACAAAATTACGGATTTTTAGGAAAAGAATTTGTTGAGGTCTTAAAAAATGGTGGTCTTGAAAAAGTAAAGGAATTTCAAAAAGACTTCCTGCAACAGATTAATGATGAAGCAAAAAAACAAGGCATTAACAAGGAAGAAAAGCAGGTAATTCCAATGTCTATCATATTGGCAACGGATAAGCTGTTGGATGAAGAAATATTCAAGGATGGGGCAATTTTGGACTTTAAGGAATGTTTTGGAATAATTGGAACAAAGGACATGGTTTCAGACAACGAAAAAGCCTATCTTGCAATTCTTGACACGATTTCAGCCAATGGAGGAAAGTTCTGGAAAAGCATTCAAAATGGTTCTATTTGCAATAACAAGGTTGCACCTGCGGATAAAAATGAGAATTGGGGCAGATTGATTTGTGCAAATGACGATTTGGATGACTTTATCAAGGTAGACATTATTAAGAGCAAATTTGATAAGATTTGCAATGAAATTGGAATTCCGACAAAGCATCAACTAACGTGGCTAGAAAAAAACGGCTTATTAGAATGTGAAAAAGGCAGGAGAGACAAGCTAGTCAAGATAAACGGAATACCTTGCAGAGTTGTTAGAATTTTGCTCAACAAGGACGAAACGGAAGAGGATGAATTTGTGGAAACGGAGGGCCTGCCGTTTGCTTTTTAGAGGGTGTCAGGTAACCAAGGTAACCAAAGTAACCACTTTTCCGAACACACCCCATAGGCTTATAGAAATTTTTTTGGATATAAAAATAAAAAAAATATATACCCAAAAACATTCTATATAAGAAAAAACTACTGGTTACTTTGGTTACTTTGGTTACTTCAAGACCTAAACCCCCGATAAATAAAGGGATTGAGGGCAATTTGACCTAACGTGAATTTTGGTTACTTTGATGTTACTTTATCAAAAAACTGGTTACTTTAGAGCCAAAAAGGAGCAATTTATGAAAAAAATAGACGATTTTAAAAAAATCTACTTTGATATTATACCAAACATTTGGGAAATTTGTTCAAAGTATAAGAATTATGAATTTACAGAAGAAAATGAAAGTAGCATATGCAAAGCAATGACTGATGAATTTCAGGCAGCAAGCAACAAGTATTTTGCTACAGACAAAAAAGCGACAAAACTTTTCAATGCGATTACTGTGGCAATTTTAGTTTTTATATTTTTCAAGGAGGATGATAATAATAATGGAACCAACGATGACTGAATATAACGTATACGTCGAGGGCGAATTTGTCGAAACACTGACGAGAGCCGAAATTATGAAAAAATACGACTTAAACGATAAGCAGTTTAACAATCGTGTATGTGGTGGAAGCAACAAGGGAACACGAAGATACAAGATGTATTTTGCAAGAATATATACAGATGATTCCAAAAGCAACATTCCAACAGAGCTGTTGGAAGACTGGGAGAGAACAAGATTAGCAATATTGGAAAAGGCAAAGAAGAAAGTAAGAGAGGAAAGGTTGAAGATTGAATGATATTAAACGGAAACAGAATAGCAGAGATAGAGGCTAGGCTAAATAAATTGGAAGATGAGGAGTTTTGTTTGGAAATGAATGACATGCAATCCGAGGCTGAGAAAACGAGACTTAGAGGGATAAGGCAGGAACTGAGAATACTTAGAGAAGAATTGAAAAGATTAACAACAAATTAAAACGGAAAGGAGTGAAACAGAAATGAAGAATACATTATCAGATTTAAATAACTATTTATTTGAAGCAATTGAAAGAATAAATGATGATGACTTATCTGATGAAGAATTGGATAAGGAAATTAAAAGGAGTGAATCAGTTAATAAAATTGCTAAAACAATTATTGATAATGGAAATTTAGCATTGCAGGCGAAGAAACACTTTGACGAATATGGAAGCGGAGAAGATGTGGAAATCCCATTGCTCGGAATTACAAACAAATGAATAGCCGAAGAAAATAAGGAGTTAAAACAGACCGTGAAAAATCTCCAGAATCGTGTTAAGAAAATGGAGGAGTGGTAGTAATGAATGGAATGAAATATACGGACGAAATGAAACAATTCATTTTGGAAAATTACAAAGGAAGAAGTAATCAGGAACTGACCGATTTGTTTAATCAGAAATTCAATACAAAAATAACAAAAGAGAGGATGAAGTGCTACAAGGGAAATAATAAGTTGGATTCAGGATTAAACGGCAGGTTTAAAAAGGGACATATTCCTTATAACAAGGGCAAGAAAATGCCAAAAGAGGTATATGAAAAAGCAAAGCACACAATGTTTGCAAAAGGTCATATTCCACCAAATCATAGACCTGTTGGAAGCGAAAGAATATCAAAAGACGGATACATAGAAGTTAAGGTTGCAGAACCTAATAAGTGGAAGTTAAAACAAAGACTTGTTTACGAAAAGCATAAGGGCAAAATCCCTAAAGGTTCAACAATAATATTCCTTGATGGAAATAAGCTGAATTTAAACGTTGATAATTTGAAATGTGTAACACGGTCCGAGCTGCTATATCTTAATCGCAACGGATTGAACAACTCGAATGAAGTAACGGAAACAGGCATTTTAATGGCTAGATTAGACAGTGTTAAGAACAAAAGGAAAAAGAAGTTAAGAGACAAAAATGTTAAGAAATGTTAAGGAGGAGAGAAATGTTAAATATTGAATATTATAAAGATGAATTGGTGGAATTGGGTATTATAGACCTTGATAAGTTAGCAGTAGGACAAGGACAGCCACGTATCTGTGATAGGAATATAAGGTGTCGTGAATGTTTTTTTAACCGCTTTGGTTTTCTTTGTTCTGATGATGCCTTAAATTGGTTATTCACCGAGTATAAAGAACCAGAAGTTGATTGGAGCAAGGTTAAGGTTGATACACCGATTCTGGTTAGAGATTATGAAGGCAGTGAATGGATTAAAAGATATTTTGCTAAATTTGCAGATGGAAAAGTTTATGCATGGTTGGGTGGAGTTACATCTTGGACAGCTAATAGTAATATGAGTTCTTGGAAATACGCAAAACTAGCAGAAAGTGAGGAATAGATAAATGAAAGGAGAAGCAAAATGACAAATTGTAACGAATGCGCCCAGAATGAAATTTTAGAAAATGCTTGCTTAGGTATCTTATCGAAATTTCAAAATGACCTAATTGAATTTGCGAAGTATAACTGGGCACCTTCACACGTCGATATGCTGGAAAGAGCAATTGAATGTGTGTGTAAAGGCGAGAGAACATATCCAAATGAGGAAGAAAGTGAGGAGCAGTAATGAATAAGCGACAAAGAAAAAAAGAACAACAGAAGATAAAAAACTATCTAATGTATTGTGCTTGCAGTTATACGGAAGTTAGACGGATAAAACAATCGTATAAAATGTATTTAGCAGAAATTAGACGATTAAAAAAACACGGAAAATTGAAAAGATATGATGGGATTGATTGGGTCAAGCTAATAGAAAGAGAGTTGGAGGAAAAGTAATGGAAGATATTAAAATAATTCAAATGCACATTACGGAATTAAAATTGAGAAACCAGTTAAAATCTGGGGATTTGGAAGTAGCATTAACAAGAGCAATGTCAGCACTTGAAAAGCAGATAAAAATTTCAAGAACAGTTATTGAAGGAGAATATTTTTGACCAAGGTGCAAACGCTTAATGTTTCATTCGGGATACTGTGAAAATTGCGGACAAAATACATATTAGATTGGAGTGATTTATAAATGAGATTAATAGATGCAGATAAATTTAAAGAGTTTTTAACTAAATTATATGAAGAAGGAGCGCCTTATGACGGAATTATTGAATTATTGGATAAAGAACCAACAGCCTATGACGTGGATAAGGTTTTGGAACAATTGGAATATAGCAGAGTGCCTAATACAGGTATTGCAGGTTATCACAAAGTAGTCGAAATAGTGAAAGGCGGTGGAACAGATGGAAACACCAATACTTGATGTATGTTGCGGTAGTAAGATGTTTTACTTTGATAAAAATAATCCCCAAGTAACATTTATGGATTGTAGAGAATTAGAAGATGTCTTATGTGATGGCCGAAAATTAGAAATAAAACCTGACATAATAGGTGATTTCAGAAACATTCCATTTACTGACAATAGTTTTTCTATGGTTGTGTTTGACCCACCACATTTACATAGAATTGGAGAAAATTCGTGGATGGCTAAAAAATACGGAAAACTGTCAGATACATGGAGAGAAGATATAAGCAAAGGTTTTTCAGAGTGTTTGAGAGTATTAAAGCCTAATGGTACTTTGATATTTAAGTGGAACGAAGAGCAGATAAAATTATCAGAAATACTACCATTGTTTTCGAAAAAGCCAATATTAGGAAACAGAAGAGCAAAGACACATTGGCTGGTATTTATGAAAGAGAGGTGATTAGATGAGAGCAATAAACATACTGCTGATAGCTTGGGTTATAGTCTTATGGATTTTACTTAAGTCTAAGGGCAGAGATTAAGAAGAAAATGCACATTGACAATTGAATACTGGCTAGAAAAAAAATAAATTTATTTAAAAAAAGTATTGACATATACGTATACGTATGATATAATGAATATATCAAATGGAGGAGGTAAAACCAATGAGCAAGAAAAAAAACAAAAAGAGCCTTAGGATTTGGGATTTGGTAATCAAAACGATATTGGCAATAGCAGCATTGATTACATCAATCGCCGAAATCCTAAAAGCTCTTACATAGGAGAGAGGGGGAGAAATCCCCCAAATCTCTTACAAGTATATTAGCACATTGGGAAAGAAAATAAAATGAAAAAGTTAAATTTTTCAACGGCATTTTTTATATTTGCTATCGTATTAGCTTTAGCAACAGAATGGTCTATAGCAGGATGTATATTTGTAATATGTGCATCGTTATATTTACTGTCTGAAACGATACCAAAATTATGGAGGGCTTTAAATGCAAGAAAAAAAGATTAGACCACAGGACAGGTGGGATTTAAAAGCAGGAATATCGGCAAAGACTTACAAGGTAAATACTGCTGTTGCAGATGAATTTAAAAGCTTATGCAAAGAACTGCATTTATCTCAAGGTCCTGAATTAACGAAGCTAATGCAACAGTTTATTGAAAAGAATAAGTAAATTAGAAAACTATCAGCCAGTATTTGGTTGGTAGTTTTTTATATGAAAGGGGAACGAATGCAGAAAGAACAGTATTTAGAGTTGAAGTATTTTTGCTTGCAATACAAACGGAAGAAAGCAGAGGCGAATACATCAACAGCTAAAGGCAGACGAGCATTGATAGATATTACATTAATTGAACAGATTGCAGAGTATGTATATCCCGAAGTCGCTGACTACATAGTAGAGAGTGTGACTACCGGGAAGAGTTGGGAACAACTCAACGTTCCTTGTGGACGGAGACAGTTCTACAATGCAAGGAATAGATTTTTCAATCTGCTATCAAAGATGAAATGATTTGTCAACAAGTTTTGCAAAGAAATTGTAAGGATTTTAAAAAGAGGACACTCAGGGCACCAACATTTGTTTTAGAATTGAAACATAGGTGTTGAGTGTCTTTTTTTATTGGTTTAAAAAATATGGAATTAACTGAAAAGGAAATAAAAGAAATCATAAACACAAAGGACTACTACAAGGTATACAAGACAGGAAGATGGTACAGCCTTAAGGCTAAAGTTCTGAAAGAATTTCATAACGAATGTTATCTATGTAAACAGCAAGGAATAATAACTATGGCTGACACAGTGCATCACGTTAAGGAAGTTAAGAAATATCCATCGCTTGTATACGAAGAGTTCTACTATAACAACAACGGGGAAAGGAAGAGAAATCTTATTCCGTTGTGTAATGATTGCCATAATAAAGTGCATAAAAGATTTGGGCATCCTGAAAGGAAAAAGCCATTGAATGAGGAAAGATGGTGACCCCCCTACCCCCTAAACCCCCTTTATTTATAAGGGATTCAGCAACGGATGGGCTACAAGCATCTGGAAATTTTCTAAAAAACTATGAAAGGAGCTGATAACATGGCAAGACCAAATAAAGAAATGATGTTAAGGAAAGAGACAAAAGAAGCCATTCTGTCGGCTCTTGAACAGAATGGAAACACAGAAAAATATCTGTTGGACCAAGTGGACCAATATATGGAGTATTACGACAATTTAAAAGAGATAAATGCTAGGCTAAAACAAGGATTTAAGGCAGATTTAGTAAAGGAAAAGAGATTGCTCACTAAAGAAATGAGAAGCATTCTAACGTTCCTCAAATTAAAGCCGGGAATTGATGCAGGTGGTGATGAACCTGAAACATTATAGTAAATACCTTAATCCTTACGCAGAAAAAATCTTAAACAATGAGATTGAACACTGTAAGGAACAAGAGCAGTTAATTACGAACGTTGTTATTCCAGTGTTGGAAAGAGATGATGTTATCTTTGATGAAAAAAGAGTTGAAGATGGATTGTCCTTGCAGAAATACTTTCCTTACAAGCTAGTTGAATGGGAGATATTCTTATTCGCTTGTATTGTTGGAATTAGAATGGCTGACAATTCAGATGTGTTTTTCAAAGACATATGGATAGTGATTGGTCGTGGTTCTGGGAAAAATGGATTTATTAGTTTTTTAATATTCTATTTTACCAGTCCATATAACGGCATACAGGGATATAACATTGATATTCTTGCCAATTCAGAGGACCAAGCGAAGACATCATTTAATGATGTATATGAAATAGTAACAAATCCACCGGCGAAATATGCAAAGGCAATGAAAAGTAATTATTCCGCCACTAAGGAAGACATTTGTTGCAAGGTCACAAAATCGCATATCAGATATAATACCAGCTCTGCAAAGACAAAAGATTCAAAAAGAACTGGTTGTATTATCATTGATGAAAAACATGCTTATCTTGCTACTGACGGAGAGAACATAGATGTATTAACATCCGGACTTGGTAAGGTTCCGGAAGACAGAACAATCACAATCAGTTCTGACGGAAAAAACAGAGGTGGACTACTCGACCAGGATAAGGACAGGATGAAGGATGTTTTGAAAGAATATGATCCTGAAAATAGAACGCTGCCGTTCTGGTGCAGGATAGAGGAAGAGGAAGAATGGAAAGACCCTAAAAAATGGGTTAAGGCTATTCCATCAATCAATGATTTCCCTTCTCTAAAAAAAAGAGTTGCTAAAGAAGTTAAAGATATGCCATACAAAATGGATTATTTTTCAGAATTTATGGCAAAAAGAATGGGATTTCCTGTTGGAAATAAAGATGTTGAAATAGCAACGTGGGATGATATTCTTGCAACAAATCAGGAAATTCCAAATCTTGACGGAATGAACTGCATTGGAGCTTGTGACTATGCATTAACTAATGACTTTGCCGGAGTTGTTTTGATTTTTCAGATTAATGAAAAGATATATGTTAAGCAACACACATTTGTATGTAAATATTCCCGAGACTTGCCGGGAATTAAAGCCCCGATTGAAGAGTGGGGAGCAAAAGGAGACTTGACAATTGTTGATGAAGTTGAAATTCCGGCAGATATGTTGGCTGAATGGTTTGACAGACAAATTGATGAACACGGCTACCGGGTTAAAGGAATGGTGATTGATTACTTTAGGCGAGTCTACTTGATACCTGCACTGAAAAGAATTGGATTCAGTAAAGAACGAAAGAATTTGTTTTTTGCAAGACCAAACGACATAGGACAGGTTGTAAGTCCTATAAATTCATTGTTTATTAATCATAATTTAGTGATTGGTGACGTTCCGGTGTTTCGTTGGATGGTTAATAATGTTAAGAAGTACGATTCTGGGAACAACATTCTTTACGGAAAAATCGAACCACATTACAGGAAAACCGATACATTTCAAGCCTTTGCAGCAGGAATGACACAGATAGGCTTGTTAGATGCACCGAATTTGGTGGATATATCCGGCATTGAGCCGATAATCATATAAAGGAGCAATATGGGATTAATTAATAAATTAACAAATTTTATTGAGAAAAAAATATCAACAGCAAGAGTTGACAGCGTTTCTGCTGAAACATCAACTAAATTGGCTTTCAAGGCATTGGCAATTCAAATAGCCGTGTCTTACATAGCGAATGCAATTAGTAAATGCGAAATTAAATTCTATAAGAATGGCAAGAAAGATACACAGAGCTATCAGTATTACTTGTGGAATGTTAAGCCGAATGACAATCAGTCAGGTAGTGAATTTATTAACAAATTAGTAACGAAAATGCTTACTAACCCTGACGGAGCATTGGTTATTCAAAACAATGGCAAGATATACGTTGCCGACAGCTATCAGAGACAGCCTTATCCGTTCAAAGAGGATGAATATTCTGCGATTTGTATTGAAACATTGCCTTTGCATAAAACATTCAAAGCGAGTGAGGTCTTACATTTCCGATTAGAAGATAAGAACATATCAGAGTTGATTGATTCAGTCTATATGGAATATGGCAAGGCTATAAGCTATGCCTTGGACAGTTTCCTGAAAGTTAATAGTAGCAAGTTCAAGATGAAAATTAAGCAGGATAAGATTGGAGATTTAACTTTTAATGAATATTACAATCAGTTCTTAAAAGAGCAGTTGAAAGATTTCCTTGAAGGCAACAACGGAATATATCCAGAAAACGAAGGCTTTGATTTGCAGGAATTTAAGACCGGAAATCAAACAAAGAACTGTGATGACTTAGTTAAATTGAGAAAAGATATGTTTCAGATGGTTGGCGAAGCATACAAAATTCCAATTTCAATGATGGAAGGTAATATTAACAATGTTACGGAAATCATTAAGCAGTTTATTACATTCGGGGTAGAGCCTTGGACGAAGCTGATTGAGGATGTAATCAATGCAGGCTGTTGGAATTACGAGGAATGGAAAAAGGGATGCAAGGTAAAGATTGATACAAGCAAGATAGCTTATACAACTCTTCTTGACGGAGCAGACAACGCAAGTAAATTAATAGCGAATACAATCTGTTGTCCGGACGAAGTAAGAGAGCTATTTGGACTTGATTCAATAGAGGAAGAATTTGGAAAACAATTCTTCATAACAAAGAATAACTCAAAAGCCGAAGACGTGATGGATGGAACGGCAGAGGGTGGAAAGGAGTAGAGCGGAATTGAAATCAAAATATTATCAGATGGCAATTAACGAAGACAAAAAAGAAGCTGATGTATACATATATGGCGATATTACTTCTTGGGAGTGGGACGAAAGTGACATTTCCTCCTTCACATTAAGCAAGGAATTGCAGTCTTTACCGGAAGATATACAGGTCATTAATGTTTATATCAATTCATATGGCGGAGAAGTCGCAGAAGGCTTAGCTATTAGGTCAGCATTGAAGAGACACAAGGCTAAAGTTAGAACATACTGTGATGGATTCGCTGCAAGCATAGCATCCGTTATTTTTTCGGCAGGTGATGAAAGAATAATGTCTAACGCATCACTTCTTTTCATCCACAATGCTTGGTCGTTTGCTAGTGGAGACGCAGCAGCAATGAACAAAGCAGCAGAAGATTTAGCTAAAATCACTCAGGCATCTATCGAAGCCTACAAGGAAGTGGTTAATCTTAGCGAAGAGAAATTGAAAGAATTAATGGACGCAGAGACATGGCTAAGCCCGGCAGAATGTATTGAGATGGGATTTGCCACACAGATTGTAAGCGACAGCAATTCAAATCCTGCACAGTCGGCACAGAAAGCCATTCAGCAGATTCTTCTTGCAAATCAGAGAGAAGCAATTGAAAATCTGGATCCACCGGAAACAACGGAACCCGCAGAAACAACAAACGTAATGTTTGAGATATTAAAGAATTTATAAGAAAAGGAGAAATTTAAATGTTTAAACCAGAAGCATACGAAGAGCAGAAAGCTAAAGCAATTCAGAAGATTGCAGATGCAGTAAAAAGCGGAAATGCAGAGGACGCATCCGCAGCAGTTACAGAATTTTGTAACACAATTTATGAAAAAATCATTGGAGATTACAAGGAACTCCAGGGAACACATGACGAGCAGGCATTAACACAGAGAGGCTACAGACAGCTTACATCTGCTGAACAGAAATTCTATGAGGGCATCATGGAATCAGTTAAGGCAAGCGACGCAAAGCAGGCTTTATTAACTGCAATTCCTGATGGAGCAATGCCAACAACAATCATTGAAGATGTGTATAAGGAATTAAAGGCAGAACATCCGCTTCTTTCCAAAATCAACTTTAGATTTGTTGGATATATCACTAAATGGATTTTATCTGACCATTCAACACAGAAAGCCGTATGGGGCAAGATTACAGATGCAATAACTAAGGAAATTGCTTCTGGATTGAAAGAAGTAGACGTTCATCAGAATAAGCTTTCAGCATTCGTGCTTATAAGCAAAGGCTTAATTGATATGGGACCAACATTCCTTGATGCATACGTAAGAGAAGTTCTCGCAGCTTCATTAGCTTACGGACTTGAAGATGGCATCGTAAACGGAAACGGAGTTGATTGCCCTATCGGAATGACAAGAGACATTCATGATGGTGTATCATTCTCGACTTCTACTGGCTATCCGCTTAAGACAGCAATCAAGTTAAAGTCCTTTAGACCGAAGGAATATGGCGACGTTCTTTCCAAATTAGCAAAGACTGAAAAGGGCAACGACAGAACATTCGGCAGTGTTATTTTAATAACAAATATGACCGATTATTTGACAAAGGTAATGCCTGCAACAACTGTTTTAAATGGTTCAGGAGCATTTGTTAAAGATGTTTTCCCATTCGCGACAGAAACAATCGTTTCATCAGCTGTTGCAACCGGAAAAGCAATCATAGGTATTCCGGAAGAATATTCACTTCTTGCCGGAGGAGACAAGAATGGTGTTATCGAATTTTCAGACGATTATAAATTCGTTGAAGACCAGAGAGCATACAAGATTAAACAGTATGCTACCGGAAGAGCGTATGACAACACTTGCTTCTTACTTCTTGACATATCTGAGCTTGAAGAACTCTATGTTCTTGTCAAGAATATGGCAGAGAAGACAACAGTAACAGCCTAAGGAGATTAGATGATGAGCGAAGAATTAATTTTAAAAATTAAAGATGCGTTGGATATTACGTTTGAAGACGAAGATTTCGATAGAAAAATCGTTGGAATAATTGAAGACGGAATCCCCATTCTTCGCTCGCTCTTCGGAGTTGAAGAGGGCGAAGAAATCGACTGGACTAAGCCAAGTCGAGAGAGAATGTTGTTAAAAAACTACTGCTTGTATGAGTTAAACAATGTTAGCGAAAAATTTTCTGAGAATTATCGTTCAGAAATTTTAGCTGTAAGAGCAAAAAATGAGGTGAAGCAATGGAAAAAAGCCAATTCGACAGATACAGTGACGGAGTAGTAAGGATTTGTGAAAAAATCAAAAACAAAATTGATTTTTCAGTCCAATCCGACCACGTCAATGAAGATAATTTCAAAACTATAGTGAAATTGAACTATAGCGAGATGTCTAAGCGAATGCAGGACATGACCTTTGCCGAGCAGGACGGTTTTTCTCTTGATATGAAAATCAAGACAAGAAAAGTCAAGAATGTAAGCTCTAAACACGTAGCAGTGATTGGCAAGATGTACTATTCAATCAAATACATAGATAGCGACGATAAGAACACATATTTTTATCTTGAAGGAGTTGATAAGATTGCTGAATAAGTTAGAGGAAAAGTTAAAAGAGATTGACAAGAACACATTCTATGGTGTCGCAGGAGACACCGAAAACAATCTATGGAACTATATCGTATATGCAAGAAACACAACTGACATCAGCACAGATAGAAACGGATTCGTAGATAGATATGTAGTTACTATTGTTAGGGAAAATTATGTTCCCGAAAATACATTTGATTTAGTAGTTGAAGCAGTAGAACAAGCAGGATTTAAGGTATCAAATAAATCTGCTGAATATTTATATATGCGAAAAAACGCAGATACAATAGTTGAGATATGTTCCATATACTTCCACAAGGCAAGGAGAAGATAGAAATGAGAGAAAATCCTAACAAATTTACTATAGACGATAATTTTGAAGAACTTCAAAAAAAAATATCATCACTTCAGGAAAAAGGTGAAGAAATTGTCAATAACGTTCTTCATAAAGATGCAGTGGAGATATTTAAAACAAGTATTCAAAACATTCTACCTCAATCGCATAGAAAGTGGAATGGAAAACCTAAATCTGCTAAGGTCGCAAAACCACTTACGGCAGATACGACAGATAATTTATCTGTAACCATTGTTAGTAGAGGATATTATCATTATTTATATTTTCCTGATGATGGAACAAACACTAAGAGACATAGAGGAGAACAACACTTCATGCTAAGAGGTGTTGAAGCAAAAGCCGGAACAGTAGTTGAGATGTGTCTTGACCGCTTGACGGAACAGATTAATAAATTGTAAAGGAGAAAGAAAATGGCAGACGAAAAAGTTTTTTCAGATTACGAAGTCAAAAACACAGCGATTAAATTTGAAGGTGACGAAAAAGCCGACAGAATTGGATGTGTTGGAACTTTGAATGAAACAAGAAACATCATTACCGTCACTAAGAAATGTGAGGGAGTTGTTTCTAAGCAGAGAACAAGAGGCGACGGAACTGCAACGGTCAAGATGAACTTGCACATGAGAGCAAGTCACTTATACAAGGCATTAGGAATGGACTTAACTAGTCTTAAGAAAGGTGTTTATGCCTACGGAAAAAATTCTATTCATAAAGAAGCAATCATTACCGCAGATGTTCTTGATGAAGACGGAAGAAAAAAGCTGTTAGCATATCCTAGATTCGTTATTACATCCGCATTCGCAAGAACAATCACTAACGGCGCAGAGGACGTTGAGGAAATCGAGATTGAGGGAACAGCCCTTGCAGACGATTACGGAAATTGCGTCTACGAAGCAGTAGTGACAGAAGCTACAGATGTTGTTGAAGATGATTGGATGAGTACGTTCGATTCATCCAAATATCAGGGATTAACGGCATAGGAGGTAGCGAATGGAAGTAATAGTTAAGAAAGAATTCAGGGACAAGTATAATGGCACTCTTTACAAGGTCGGCGAAAAAGTCGACTTTACTCAAAAAAGAATTAAAGAGATTAACTCCGTTGATAAGTCCTTGATTGAAGTTAATAAGACACCTGCGGAAGAGGTAAAAGGCAAATAAAGAGGGGGAGAAATCCCCCTTATTTTGAAAAGGAGAAAAAAAGATGCTCAAATTAAAAGACGGAATAGGTGTTCCGGTTCAATTAACTTTTAAAGATTTGTACAAATTAGAAAAAGAAAATCCAGAGCTTGCAGAAGAATATTTCAACTTGCAGGCGAAAGATAAGCTGAATGAGTTAGATATGGTTAAGGTTGTATACATCGGATATTTATGTGCAGGAAATGAGAAGATTTCCTTTGAGGATTTCCTTGATAAGATTTCCAACAATAGAAATGAAACACTTTCAGTTTATTACGATTTAATCTACCCAAAAAACTAAAATTCCTCGAGCCATTCAAGAAGAGGACATTTAGCATAAGGAAAAGTGACAACATAAGGCTACCGAGAGATTTTAAATTGTTTGACGTTAAAGATTGTTATTTTTGGTACGTCATAAAAGGGAATCTTTCTGAAGATGCCTTTTGGAATTTAGATATTTCATTCATTAATGGAATATTGGAAAACGAGAACGCATATGAGCAATGGCTCTCATATCAGATAGAACGAAGGAGCAGTTAATGGCAGCAAAGCAGAATGAAGCGAAGATTATATTTACGGCTGAAACGAAAGAGTTCAGCGATGCAATTAAAAAATCAAGCAGAGATATAGAAGCGTTAAAAAGTGAATTAAGATTGAATGCTGCCGAGATGAAGAACAACGGCACTTCAATCACTGGCTTAACAAAAAGACAGTCGCTCTTACATCAGGAATTAGAAGCACAGAAGAATAAAACAAGAAATCTCAATGAAGAATTACAAAAAGCGAAAAGCATATATGGAAGCAATTCTGTAGAAGTTAATAAGCTGACTAAACAGCTGAACACTTCCAAGGTGGCTGAACAGAACATTGAGAGAGAGATTAAAACAACTAATACAGCCTTAGAACAGCAGAAAAAACAGAGTGAAGCAGTTGCAACGGCTCAAAAAGGCTTAAAAAAAGGACTTGATGCAGTTTCAAAAGCTTCCGGTGCGCTTTCAGGTGCTTCCATTGCTGCCGGAGCCGGAGCGGTTAAGTTGTTTACTGATGTTAAGCAGGGTTCGGATGCAGCGCTTAAAGCAACTGGGGCAACCGGGAAAGCAGCAGAAGATGTAAAGCAGAGCTATAAAAACGTGGCTAGTAGTGTTAAAGGTGACTTTGGAGATATTGGAAGCACATTAGGTGAAGTTGAAACACGTTTTGAATTTACCGGAAAAGCGGCAGAGGATTGCACAACTAAATTTATTAAATTTGGAAGAATCAACAATATTGATGCCACTCAAAGTGTTCAATTAGTCAGCAGAGCAATGGGTGATGCAGGAATTGACGCTAAAAAATATAGCGAAGTATTAGACGCATTAACTGTAGCAGCGCAGGGAAGTGGTATCGGAATAGCAGAATTAACCACTAACTTAACTAAATATGGTGCCCCAATGCGAGCGTTGGGATTTGATATTCAAGAATCTATTGCTTTATTTGCTCAATGGGAAAAAGCAGGTGTTAATACCTCAATTGCTTTCAGTGGAATGAAAAAGGCTATATCTAATTGGGGTAAAGAGGGCAAGGATGGACGAGTTGAGTTCCAAAAAACTCTTGAAGAAATTAAGAAAGCACCGAATATTGCCTCTGCAACAACGAAAGCAATTGAAGTATTTGGATCTAAAGCGGGTCCTGATTTGGCTGATGCAATTCAGAACGGAAGATTTGAATATAGTAAGTTTTTGAAAACAATCAAAAATTCCAAAGGTGCTGTTAATAGTACAGCTAAAGAAATTTCCTCAGGTGTTGGCAAGAGTGAATTGGCAATTCAAAATCTGAAATTAGCCGGAGCAGAAGCAGGCGAAGCGCTTATAACTCAATTAGAGCCGGATATTAAGAAAGTCCTTAAAGGAACACAAGAATTTGCTAAATATGCCGAAACGCATGGAGAAGAGATAGCCGATACGATTAAGACAATCGGAGTTGTTGCAGGAACAGCTTTTGCGGTCAATAAAGTTGTTAAATTCGGAAACAGCCTTGTGGATGTTGGAAAGGGTGTCTATACAGTAGTTGGAGCAGTTCAAAAAATGGCAGTAGCTAGAGCAATTGACACGACTGCAACAGAAGCTGAAACAGTGGCACAGGTTGGATTGAATACTGCTATGAAAGCGAACATCTTCATAGGTGTAGCAGCAGCTGTCGGCACTCTTGCATATGCCTTGTATCAGGCTACGACAAGGACAAAGGAGCAGTCCGAGGAAGTCAAAAAAGCAATAGAAGTTAGGAAAGAGTTTACAAATTCCGTTGAGGATGCAACGAACGAGGTTGATAAGGAATATCAGACATACGATAGATATATGTATCAGCTAGATAGATATATCAACAAAAACGGAAAGATTAAAAAGGGATATAAGGACAGAGTTGAAGTCATTCGTAAGGACTTAAAAGACAGCTTCGGAATTGAAATGAACATCATTAACGGAACAGTCCAAGGGTGGCAGAAAGTCAAAAAGTCAATCAAAGATGTTATTGCGGCTGAAAAAGCAAAAGCCTACATGGATTCTCAAAAAGACAACTATAACGAGGCATTAAGCGGACAGGCAGAATACTCTAAAAAGTTGGCTGATAACTCAAAGTTAATGAGTGATACTGTTGAGAAGCTGTCAGACGCTAAGCTCGAATTGAAAGCATTAGAAGATGATGCTAACTCATCAATGAAAGACAGAACGGACGCTGCTGCTAAGGTTCAAAAATTGGAGGACGATTTGGCTGAATATCAGCAAAGACATGCTGAATATTCAAAGACGTATGCTCAATATTCCAATAATGTTAAGAATTATGAAAGTTTAACAACGGCAGTCGCTAGTGGAAGCACGAAAAAAATTAATAGTGCGTTAGCAAAAATTACATATGATTTGAAAAGTGCATCAACAGCAGATAAAGAAACATTAGAAAAGCAGGTAGAAGATACAAGGAAAACATATGAATATTTAGCAGAAGAATATAAAAAAGGTACATCAGGAATAACTAAGGAACAGGTTGAAATCGCAAAAAAGGCTTATAATATCTCGGTCGCTAAAAAAGCTGGCGGTAAATATGTTGAAGCAGGTAAGGAGAGTGGCAAAAAATATAGCAACGGCTTCAAAGTCGGTGTTGAAGAATTTTTCACATTGAATCCGGTTGATGTGTCTATGAATATCGCTGTTAAGAATAAGGGAGTTAATAAGAAAGTGACTTCCATAGCCGGTATTCCTTCAATTATGAAAATTCCGCAAAATGCGGAAGGTGGAATATACGCAAAAGGTGCGTTTGTTACATCCTTTGCAGAAGAATCAGCAGAAGCAGCAATTCCGCTCAACAACAAGCCACGTTCGATTGCTCTGTATAAGCAGGCAGGCGAAATTATGGGATTAAACAGAGACAAAGGAAACATTAGCATAAAAAATCAGATTGAGGTTTCAGAGACGAACAGCCTCTTGAAAGCAATTCTGAAAAAGGACAACAACTTGTATATTAATGCTGATAAGCTCAATGAAAGAACTGAAAGCAGCAGGAACAGAACTGACGGAATTAAATATGCGCTTCAAGGAAGGGGGCTTGCAATTGAATAGAACAATCATATTTAACGGAATTAACGGATTAGAAGCATTTGACTTGATTGTAGATGCAGTGACTAAGGAGCCACCGGGCAAGACTGACTACAGACAGTCAATGCCTTTCCGGTCAGGAAGTTATAACATGGCAAAGGTGATTAACCGACCAACGTTTGACGATAGAACAATCGTTTATACTTGCCAATTAATCGAAAAGGACACAGAAGAATTAGATAAGATTTTGACAGCTATCAACAATTGGCTGTTAAGTTCAGTTGAAGCAATTCTTCAGGACACAGCGACACCGGAATATCACTTTGTCGGAGAATGCTTAAGCGTTGTTCCGGCATCTAACGAGAATGGGTATGTTGAATTAACGATAACATTCAAATGCTATCCATACAAGATTTTCAACACTCCAATATCAGAATTGGAGTGGGACAGTATTGTTTTTCCAATAGATGTGATACCAGTAACGGATTTCGTTATTGGTACTGGTGATACAATTCAAATAGACAACATATGCTCAACACCGATTGAATTTACATCAAAAGGCGACTACAACAGCTGTACTGTTGAGGTTAATGGAACAACATATGCATTGAATAAAAACGGAAAAGCAGGCTTTGTTCTCCAACCCGGATTAAACAATATCACTATTGAAGCAGTAAGTCCAAGTCCATCGAATTTGACTATAGACTATGTCAGAAAGGAGCTTTAATGTACACAGTCGAAATTGAAAACGACGGAGAGAAGATAGTTATTAACTCTCCGGACACAGAGCATAGGGTATCAGGAACGTATACGAAAGCAAAAAACAAGATTCCGTCTTGCACATTTAATATATATCCGGACAATCCGGGCTATAACAAGCTATCTGAATATAAGACATTGGTTAGAATATATGACCCGACGGCAGATGGCGAAGAACAGCAGAAGTTTGGCGGTAGAATAATCTTGATTGAAGGAAAGGTTGATAGCACAGGCTTTTATAAAACAGTGACTTGCGAGGGGTGGCTAGGCTACTTCAAGGACACAATCAATTATTTATATTCAGCAATTAACGGAATTAAGGAAGATATTCCGGTCAATCAGGTAGTTACTCAATTCGTTCGTTGGCACAACGAAAACTGTAGCGAAGAACACGCTTTTGATGTTGATACATTCGCTACTACGGACACGATAGGCGAATACAGTCCGTCAGCTGATAAGAGTTCATTTGATGCTTTGACAGACGAAAATCTAACTAAATATCTTAACTATGATGTTAAAGAATATCTGGGTAAAGATGGAAACATGAAACGTAAGTTGTATTGCAACGAAGGATTGAACAAGGCAGGAGATACAATCATCAGATTAGGCGAGAATATGCAGAGCCTTACTGTTACGAATAACTTCGATAACATCTGTACAAGAGTGATTCCAACAACTAAAGACGGAGTTCTGATGGGAACGTTGGGGATTGATACCATATGGGTTGACGATACAGAAGCAATCAAGAAATTTGGTGTTATAACGAAAATGCATACGTTCGACTATTTGAGCAAGACGAAATCGTTGGCGAAGGCAGGTAAGAATTGGCTTAACAGTAACAGCAAGGTAACAAGAACAATAACAGTTAATTGTTTGGATTTGTTTGATATTGATGTTACTCCGGACAGTTTTGAGGTTTATTCAACTTACTTAATAGACTGTCCTGAATTGGGCATAAGCGAACGATTGGAATTGACACAGTTGACAAGAGACATTAACGAGACGTGGAATACACAGCTTACATTTGGCGAGATCCTGTATTCGGCAAGAAGCTACAAATCATTAAAGTAAAGGAGAATTGATATGGCAGATTTAAGTGAAATTATTGGAAGCATTAGAAATGCAAGACTGGCAAGAGATGTCAGAGGAGCAATAGCAGACGGATTTGAAGAATTGAAAAAATTAGAAGAAAAATTAAGAAGTCATTGGAACGGCAAGACATGGTATGCGTACGGAACAAGCCTGACGGATATTGATGGAGTTGGTCAATATTGCAAAACAGTTAGAGATTTGAGTGGATTGCATCTTATGAATAAGGGAACATCTGGTGGTGGAATATGTTCAAACACATTAATTAAGGATGCAGTTATGAATGTCACTGACGGAAAGTTGACCGCAGATTTAATAACGTTGGAGGTTGGAGCAAACGACACTTCTGCTATTCTCGGAACAATATATGACACTGGCGATAGCACATTCTGTGGAGCATTGAATCAGTGCATTAGATATTTACAGGAAAACACAAATGCTCAAATTGTTGTAATATCCTCAACAAACAGTAGATACAAGGCTGATGATAAGACGTCAGAATTTACTCCAGAACGAAAATTCGGCACCGATAATCATACAAAATTCGACCAGTGGAAAGCTATTAAAGAGGTATGTGCGATTAATAGCGTTCCTTACATTCCAATGGGTGAAGAGGCAGGACTTGGATATGCAAGAATGATTTCGTCAGATAAATATAACATCGACAACATACATCATACAGCTTTGGGTGGTAAGAATTTAGGGGAATTTGTGTGGAGCAGGCTTAAGAACATTCCTTTGTGGGAAAGCAGTTCTTCAACCATTTTAAAAATTGTAACACAGCCCCAGGATGTTTCGGCTAAATCAGGCGATTCTGTCAGCTATACAGTTGTAGCAGAGGGCGAAAGTCTTACATACCAGTGGCAGGTAAGTAGTAGTAATGGTGCTAAGTGGGGCAACACAAGTCTTACAGGAAACAATACAGCAACATTAACTGTGTCTCCCGTTGGAACAGTGCTTAATGGCAGATTATACAGATGTGTAATTACAGATAAAAATGGGAATACGATAATAACTAATCCTGCAAAGCTGACTGTAACAGAATAAAGGAGAATAGATATGGAAACAAAAGTAATTAATGTGTCTATTGGAAGAACGATTGAAGCTACTCAATATGATGCAGGACAGGTTCTTATATTTGACGGAATTGATATTCCAGATGGCTCAGAAGCACATTTCTCAAATCAGAAAATAAATGAAAAAACTGTAATTAACAACAATCAATGCGACATTCCGGACAACATTCTTCAAATCGGGGGAAAAGGAATGTTGAGCGTATACGTCATTAATGAGGACAGTTCAAGAACAGTATATGATTTTTTAATTCTCATCAAGAAAAGGGCGGAGCTTCCTGACGGCATAGCACCGGAACATCAGCAGAGCTTTGAAGAAAAAATTGTTGAAATGTTTAACGAAACAAAAGCCATAGCTGAAAGTATAGAGCAAAGAGCGAATAATGGCGAGTTTAATGGATCGGGAAAAACACCCCAGAAAGGCATAGATTATTTAACGGATGAAGAAATAAATACCTTTAAGGTAGAAACGAAAACATACATTGATGGGCAAATCACAGAAAAGGTGGATAAAGTTAAAAGTGATTACATCGAGGAATTGATAAACGACTATGTAGGAGGTGGAGTCAATGACTAGCATATGGGAAATAGAGAGTCTTGTCAGGCTAAAGGACAAGCTAAAAAATATATTAATTGACAGACGTGTTGATGTATCTGATGATGATAACTTAAATACATTAGTGGATAAGGTTAATGATGTGAGAGATAACGTTGAATTGAATGGATTGCTTTCAGGCGACTTAACAGAATTTAAAAGTGAAAGCTTAACAGAATTAAAAGCCTATGCATTTTCATCTTGCCATAAATTAATTAAACTTGATATTCCAAATTGTGTAAATATTGGAAATTATGCTTTTTCACCATCTGCAATACAGATTTTAAAAATATTAAAAGTAGGAACAATTGGTGTAACATCTACTTTTTATAATTGTACTAGTTTAAAAAAAGTCATATTACCTTTGTTTAAAATGGGTGCAGCATCAGCAGTATTTGCTAATTGTGGTAAATTAGAGTTAATAGATATTGATACAATGTCTTTAAGTTTTCAACCTTTTAGTGGTTGCAATAATTTAAAGACTCTAATATATCGAAAAAACTCTGGAGTAAATTCATTAAGTGGAGTTTCATTACTTCCAACAAATTTTCAAAGCAATGGCTATCTTTACGTTCCACAATCTATGCTTGAATCATATAAAACTGCAACAAACTGGTCAACTGTTGCCGACAGAATAATCAAATTAGAAGGTACAATATATGAAGATATTTATTGGAGTAATAAAGATATGATGTTTATATCTGTTGATTCTATAGAATATGAAATTCCAAAAGATACTACCGTTCTTCAATATAAGAATACTTATCGAATAGAACATTTATATTCAGACGGAACAGAATTAGCAGATGATAAATTATTACATGATTATTTAAATACTACAATAACAACGGAGGTAAAATAATGATAATTGTTGAAAACAAGGCAATGAATGGCAAGGAATTTAAGCATACATATTCCGATAAAGGAATGAAAATCAAACGTGAAAATGTTCTATATGACGAAGCATACGACCCAGTAGGTTTCGATAGAAAATATGAGGAAACAGATAAGGCAGTAGGAGAAGAGGAAGAATAGAGGTGATTCAATGATTAGGGATGTAGGTGGATAGAATTTTCTAACATCAAATAAAAAAACAATAAGGAGAGAAGAATGACAGCGTATCAAATCATGTCCGCATTGGGTATTCCGTCATTGGCAGGAGCAATACTGTTAAGTATTTTTAATTTTGTGAAATCAAAACATTCATCAAACAAGTTAATAAGAGATGGTGTTATTGCGATTTTGCACAATAAGATATACACATTAGGCAAGCAATATATAGAGCGAGAATACGTGACTATTGAAGATTTGAAAGATTTTGAATATCTTTACAATGCGTATCATGCCCTTGGTGGGAACGGAACAGGAACGGAAATATATGAAAGAGTTAAGAATTTACCTATAAGGTAAGAAAGGAGATTAATATGAGCGAAAAAACAAAGAAATGGATTAAGGCAGCAGGAATAAGAGCAGTTAAGACAGTAGCACAGACATTCGTGGCAACAATCGGAAGTGCTGTTGTAATATCTGCGGTTAATTGGAAAGTGGTCGTATCTGCTTCATTACTAGCAGGAATATTGAGCCTTGCTACAAGCGTAGCAGGACTTCCAGAAGTGGAGGAATAAGATGAAGATTAAAAAGAAGATAGCTAATTTTTACAACTGGCTTAAAGTTTTTGTAAAAAAAACATACATAACAATTCACTACAGTTCGGGAACAATCGACACTGACGAGAACAACGGCGAGTATTTCGCAAGAGAAAAGGTCGGTGTATCTGCTAACGTGTTCGTTGATGATGACAGTGCTACTATTTCCGTTCCACTAGATAACGTTGCGTATCACTGCGGAGTTGACTATTCTAACGGAAAAGCCCCATATTGGGGAAAATGCACGACTAAAAATTCCATCGGAATTGAAATGTGCGGAATAGCGAATGACAAGGTCCTTGATATGAGGAACAAAACAATTAAGAATACTGTAAATTATACGAAAAAATTAATGAAAAAATACGGTATTTCAAGGTCAAGAGTTGTTCGTCACTATGATGTCTGCGGAAAGATATGCCCGGCTCCGTTCGTCAATCATCCACTTGCGTGGGATTGCTTCAAGTTGAATCTGCTTACTTCCTACAAGGTCAGAACAACCAAGGCAGGGGTTAAGGAGAGAACAAAAATCAACGGAACCCCATCCAAATCTTTGAGGAAAGGCAAGATTGTAACGATAGTTAGGACTTACTATCAGGACGGACAGCTTTGGGGGAAAACTGCTAAGGGTTCGGTTGTTTGTCTGAAAAATACAAACTACAACAAATATCTGTAAAAATCGGGAGTGTTTCGGCACTCCTTATTTTTTTGTCAAAACACATTAAAAATAATCAAGAAAAAAGTTAAAAGTGGTTAAAATACGTCATTGTAGTATACGTCAATGGGTGGTATACTATGTACATAAGATAAAGAAAGGAACCACACAGGTGGTAAGGAAAAAACGATGAAAGAAATAAAGATTAAAGATTGGTTTTTCAATAAAATGCAGGACGAAGCAAAAAGATATAACTACTGGATAGATGTTAAATACAACGAAGAAATGAAAGACGGAGACGCTAATTTAATTAATAACGAAGATGGCTATGTTACAGCTTACGTTCAGGAAGAAATCAAGGAAACGGAAAAAGCAGTTAATGTTGTTTTATCAACTGGATTTATTGATGGCTCAATAAAAGGATGGAAAACTTGGATGCCAAAATCAGTAATAGCATAAGGAGGAAAAAAGAAATGTATAATGAATGGTTAAGGGTTAAAGGAACAGATTTAACAATTGGGGAATTAAAAGAAGCGAATAAAAAAGAAAAACTTTATGATGAAGATTTTATTAATGACTTTTTTGAAGAACACAATGATGATGAATTGGTGCTTAAAGCATTAGGCGGTTGTTGGGCGGAAGAAAAAGACGGATATACGATTTTACTTGAAGATGTAGCTGAATAGTAGAAAGGAAAGAGGACATGAGTGTTTTATCATTAAAAGAAATTAGAGAAATCAAAGGCTTGTCAAGGCAGGACGTGTCAGATATGCTGGATATTCCAAAAAGAACAATAGAGGGTTGGGAAACAGGGGTAAGGAAAGCCCCTGACTATGTAATGAAGCTGATTAATGATAAGCTGTTGAATATGACACAAGAGGACATCATAAGTGAAAAAACGTACTGTGTTGTTGAATATGACTTCAATGAGGGAGCAAGTATCGTTAAATGCGGAACGAAAAAGGAATGCATTGACTACGAGGACAGCGAACGGAATAAGCTGACGCAGGAAGAACAGCTTTTCAGGAATTACAGCACCAAACGAATGAGCGACTACGAAAAGGAATTGGAATACAACAAGGCAGCAGATGAATACAGGGCTACGCTTCCACCAGAGCAGCAAAAGGAAACTGTTGAAATTGACGGAAAGACTTATGCTAAGTGTTTTTTAGATTTTCAGAAAAAATTCTACAACAAAGAATAAACAAAAGGGAACATCAATATGGTGTTCCTGATTTTTTTTGATTTTATACAACACGAAATACAACACGAATAAATCAAAATCCCCTGAATGCCCTTTAAAAAGGGCAAAAAAAAGAAGCGCGAGACGGGGATCGAACCCGCGACCCCC